CGCAGCAGTACCTGTATCACCTTTTGCACCCTTGATGTTCACACTTGCAGGATTAGTCAATCCAGCTTTATTTGTCCAACTTAAAACACCCTCCGTAGACACACTAGGCACAAATACATTGACGTTTTCACTATAATTCTTAGCATTGTCCATGTAGGTTTTTGCATTGTCCTTGTAGGTCTTTGCTTCATCTGCGCTGTTTCTTGCATCAGACGCAAAGTTACTAGCAGTAGTAGCAGCAGATTGAGCTGCTTCTTTACTAGCACCTGCATTATCAGCAGAGGTCTTAGCGTTGGCAGCATAAAGGGACGCATTGCTCTTAGCAGTTTCTGCTACATTCTTGTAACCTTCGGCTAACCTTGCGCTTTCAGCAGCACTTGCAGCAGATGTACTAGCAGACTGTGCGCTGTTATATGCATTGTCTTTATGGTTGCCAGCAGTATTCATAAGCTGTTCAGTTTGTGTCTTGATAGCGTTCATACGCTGCATCATAGAGCTTTCTTCATTATCAATGTAGTTCTTGGTGACAGCATCCTGTGCATCCTTAGGGTCAGCAATGTTAGACACACGGAACTTACGTCCTTGCCATACACCACTTTCCTCATCAAGAACAATAGAATTGGTCTTAGACCAATCACTTGCTTCCTCTAAGATGTGCAACTGCTGAACCTCTGATATAGTCATATCCTTAGCTTTCAGGATACTTGCATCTGCCCAAGACACCAAGCGAGTGGTTGGCGTATTACGATCGATATGCACAATGCTATCTTTAGCTGGTGCAGAATCAAACATAATCATACGATTACTTATAGTGAACCCTTCGGAAACCTCTGCATCATTAATAGCCACATGGACAAAGGCTGGACGCAAATAATCAAAAGGCACAGAGAAATTTGTTTGAGAACCATCGGCTGTGTAAGTAATAGATGTAGCCAATTTAATAGCTATATTAATCATCTCCTTTACAAAAAATAAAAAGACCACCAGCTCTAAAAGAGCCAGCGGTCACCAATTCAATTTATTATCTCCTCATCTGAGGAAAACTATTATAAAATTTTTGTTTGTCTTCATACATTGCTTTTTCGGCATACTCTGTGATTTCCGCAATATCTGAGAAGACACCGGCAGAGTAGCCTAAGGCAGCTAGGGGAGGGTTGTCCTTAACCCACAGGGATTTATGGAAAGATAACACACTTCCAAGAAACTCGTGGATTTTAATATCAAACCCAGCTACTATAAATTCATCACCTGATATATGATAACAGTTATAAATAGGGGAGATAAAGGTTTCCTTAAGCTTAGCTGCAAAGTCCTTTATCAGCTTATCCCCTGCACTGTGTCCAAAGTGGTCATTGGTATATTTCAGACCATTGATGTCTGCAAAAAGGATACCAACGAAACCAAAGTGATTAGTGGTACTGTCACGTTCAAAGGCTTGCTTATTGTACAGTCCTGTGAGAGCATCACGCATAGCACCTTGCTCATAAATACGAGTTATGTCCGCTAAAAGTTGGGCATAGCTATTTTTGAACTGTTGCTGTATTTCACGTTGAATATCAGCACTTAATTCCATGGGACAGAACTCCTTTCATTATCTAGAAAAGGAACAATGGATAGGTATGAAGTTAGTAGCTGTACATTGGAATCACCTCGGGGAGAGAAAGGGAATATTAGTTAGACAGGACATTGAAATAACCACAACCACCTAAAATAATTAGAATAACTATGATAGTTTCAATGATTTTAGTTTTCAAAGGTATCTCTTTATTAAGGAGTACCTGCTTTAGCAACACATTATATAGCATATAAATGGTGCTTACCAATACACCAAAAGCAACAAATAGCAAAATTATACCATCTATCATACCAAAAATAAACTCTATTACCTTCATTGCTTACAATCACCTCTCTACTATTAATTATAGCATATCATTCAGGCGATTGTATATATTTGTAATTAAGATACTTCTTATTGGCAGTTCTGAAAATACTATTTTGCTTCTTATTCAGCTCATCAAGCTTAATGCGCTTAGTGTCTGCATCCATCTTTTTGTCTGCATACAGTTCTCTGATAGCTTTAGATACCTTCATAGCATCTGCCTTAGCCTTACGCATCCCTTTGAGTTCTTTACTACCCTTAGCCTTTTTACCTTCAAAAGAAGCATCAGCATATTTGGTCTCTAATTTATCAAGACCATTAAAGAAAACATCCTTACTACGAGATTTACCCGTACCTTCAGTATAGGTAAAGCGACTATATTCCGTCCATTTCTTACTAGGCGCAATATCATCTTTAGCTATCATGTCAACTGCCCCCATAAAGGTATAACCCATAGAGCCTGTGAGACCATAGATAGTGTTATCTATCTTAATAGGTGAGAGGTTAGTTGCCTGACCAATACCACGAGCTACCATAGAGGTATACTGATTATACTGATTCTTAGGACTAAGCTTTTCAAGACGCTGGTCAACAAGAGGACGCTTACGATACATAGAGTAGTTTGCCTGCCATTCATAGAATTTCTCTATGATAGGAGGAGCACCAAAAGGAGCAAGGTCTTGTATAAGCTTATAGACAGCATCAGCAATAACCTGTTTATTATCTCCTTCAGCCATAACATCTAATAATCGCTCAGGTATAGAGCCTGCTAGTTGTCCGATGAATTGTGGTTTAGGATAATCATAGATAGTATCACCTATCTTTATATACCATGCTTTATTCTTCATCTCCATTGGCATGTCCTTATACCAATCTTCATCTTTATTCCAATACCACAGTACCAATGTGGGGAATAATACGTGTTCTGCTAAAGCAAGACCAACGCTAAGAGGGTTTTTAGAAAGTTCTCTTGCTACCTTTAAAGTACCCTGCATCTGTGCATTAAGGAAGGGGATATGACTGTTAAGCTCTTTAATAGCAGTACCACTCTGCATAAAGTTTAGTGTGCCATCAGAAGCAACCATAGCAGCTTCAATCAGAGAAGCACCACGTCCTTTAGCACGTCGATAGAGTGCCATACGTGGTAGCTGTTCCATAGCTTCATTAAACATCATACTCCAATTCCACAACATGCTAACAGGAGATAATGCCTTGTTAAGTGTAGCATCACTAATACTAGGGTCTACAATCTTTCTAAAGTCCCTATTAATTTCCTGAATAGAACCTAAACGTGTGGTCATGGTAATACCATTAGTTCTAAATTCTCTTTTGTATTGTCTAAGCAGAGCACGTTCTCTGTTGTTGCGAATGATAAGTTTACCAAAGGCATTGTCACTGTTGAGCATTTGTAATCCCTGCCAAAAGATTTTCATAGGAGCAACAAGAGGGATGTATGAAGCACTACGTCCATCAGCGTTCATAATGGTTGCTTCAAGAATATCTTTTAAAAGGTTGGCAGTAGAAAAAGCAACTGTAGCAGTAGAACCTACACGCAATCCTGTTGCAGTACCTCTTGATATGTGGTCAATAATACTAAGCTTAGTTGCACTCATATTGCCCTCTTTAGAGGTCATGGCTTCATAAAGACCTTTCATCATACATTGATAATATTTAGGCTTGCCTTTTTCATAGACAGTAATAATTTGAGTAGCATGTTTATACTTGCCTTCTGCTACAGGCATCATAAGGAAGTGACCGCTGTCCCTCTTAGCTAAATCAGCAAGGGCAAGACCAACACGATTGCGTTCCACTTTGAAGACAATACTTTGCATATTCTTCATAGCCTGTACCATAGGGTCTTTGATAATACGTTCAGAACCCTTAACAGTCATAGCCTTATGGGATGCAAAGAAGTCACTAGTACCCTCAATCTCAAATGAACGTGACATGGGGATATATTCAGGGTACTTCTTTAAGAAAGTGTTAGCAACCTTTGCAGGAATAATCTGTCCGGCAACAGCAATTCGTAACACATTCTCATTCCATTGTTTCCAAAGATTAGAAGCAACTTTCATCTCAGGCAGTTCCTCTGCTTTAGCAATGATTTTATTACATTCTTCCAAAGTGTGTGTTGTCTTACGTCCTGTTGCCATAACTTCTAATTCATGTTTGGTAGTTTGATAGGTATTAAAGGCTTCATAAAAACCCTTATACTCAGTTTCTTTAAGCCACTTTTGAAGTTCAGCACCACGCTTACCTTGTGCATTCAAAGGCTTCAAGATGTCAGTAGCCACAACATTATTGAGAGCGACATTGAATTTTGTTTGCATCATCTTAATGGCAGCTCTAGTGCCTAGATTATTGCCATTCAGGAGACAGCCAACAGTATCATTACCAGCTTGCTTTGCATACTGTGCTAAGACAGCAGGGTCATTCTCCATAGCTATCTTTACACCTTGGTTATCCTCATAGGCTCTTACACTTTCGTCAAGGTCAGCATACTCCCAAGCAAAACGCTTTTTAGTAGCTGTCCATGTGCCAACAAGCTTATCAATCTTTTTACCTAAAGTCTTATCTGCCCAATGAAACATACCAGCAGCTTTACTAAAGTCAGACTGCGAACCCCATCGGCGCACCTGTTGCCCTAAAAGATTCATCTGTGCCTGATAGAATCTATCACTTGCAATAGCCTTTTCAAACTCAGCATAGGCAAGAGGGAAGTGCTTCTTAGCCATCTCAGGGTTGACACAATACTCATTCATAAAGGCAGCACGTCCTTCTTCTACATAGGTAGCATAGTTTTCCGGAGCATATCTATTACCATACTCACCACGTTGCCATATGGAAGTAGCACCATCATAAAGTTCTTTTTGAACTGCTGTATCTTTACCCCAACCAAATTTATCAGACAAACCATGACCGATTTCATGGCAGATTACAGACCATGCACGGAAGCCACGGATACGAATACCTTTACCTTGGGGCATAAAGTAGCCTAAGGTTCTATCACTATCAGCTAAATCCAATCTACCGGGGCGAATAGGGAACATAGCTTTTGCAGTTTCCCATATATCTTCTGCACTCACAGGATGAGGATAAAGGTTATCTTTACTATATTCCAGCCTATCGCCAAATGCACCCTGCATAATTTCAGGTGTCTGCCTAGCTTCGATGTGGTCGGTAGCTAACTGATTAGCAATAGCATCCTGTTGCATTTGTTGTTCGGGCATCTGTTCAGGATATGCTTTTTCAGCGGTTGTCTTGGGTTCACGTTTCGTAACCTGAGCAGGTGTAACCATCTCCTCATAGTCATTATCAACATCCCATACATTCTCACGATGCTGCTTACGATGCTTACGTTTCCTTTTATTCTTCTCTTTAGTAGGAGAACCTAACTTTTTGTTTGTCTCATCAACCTTAGTCTTATCAGCCATAACCTCAGTAGCAGGGTTTGTCTTTTCAGACACAATCTCTGCATCTGTGACAGGGTTTGTCTTGGCAGACCAATCAGCTTTGGCAAGCTTTTTAGCACCAATAGCAGTATCGGTCAAAAATTGGCTGACAGCAAAACGAGCAGGATGTTCTGCTGCGTAATTACGTACATTCTCATCCATAGCAAGAACTGTACCTGCTGCAATACCGCTACCCACAAAAGGGGTAGTCATAACCTTAGAGACTTTAGGGGCGGCCTTAGATAAAAGACCACCCACCCCATGTGTCACAGAAGCTGCCACAGTACCTGCCATCATAGGGAGCAGGGATGCTTTGGCTTGGTCAGACATCTCAGGGGCATTTTCAATCTCCTGTGCTTTCTGCATCTCATGCACCATGATAGGTACTTGAACAGCCAAAGGAATCCAAGGACTAGCAGCACCTGCTACGTCACCTATGAGAGTAAGGGGGTCTTTGGTAGCCACATAACGAGCATCATCCACAGCATCCTGCAAAGCCTGTGCAACCTTTTCTTGTGCAGGAGAGGGAGAAGATGCATCAACGTCCGGTAAAGCCATATCATCAATAGCATCAAAATTACCTGTTTTATAGGCTTCACCAGCAGCCACAGCAAGCTTCTGACCTGCTTTGTCCATGTCTTCAATCCATTCAGTAACACTCTCTGCTAAATCATGCAAGGGGTTAACTTTGGTATTAGAGAGCTGTTCTTGTCCTTTGGCTTGTAAATCAACACCGCTGACATAATCATCATCCATCTTATGCCATGCATCATACATATCAAATTTAGCCATAATTCCTCCTATTCCCCTCTAGCATCTGCTAACATATCATTTATATTACCTTCAGCACCAAAGACATCACGTAAAACTTTATTTACATCAAGACCTGCTTGTTGTGCAAGAACCTCAACTCTGCGGTGAATTTGGTCTTCATCTAAAGGAACACCTCTATCATCAGTGGGGTTACTATTGACTAAGATTTTTAATTGAGCTATCTGTTGGTCATAATCTGAAAGAGTAGGGGTATCATTTGATGGGTCATAGTTTGATTTAGAGGTAGACTGTGTTGTCTCTTGCTCACTAGGGATATACCCACGTTTCTTTTTAAACTCTAGCAAGGCATTAAGTCTTGCTGTAGCTCTATTGGCTCTCTTTTGCAAAGCCTTGTATTCATCAGAATCACCATCAACATCAGGGTCTTGATAAGCTTTATACCATTCGGCGTATGTCTGAGTATCTTTAATATATTGATAGCCATTTTCATATGACCAAAAATGTTTAGCTTCTGCATCATTACCATAGCCTTTAGCTGACTGCCGTGCTTGACGTGTGATAGCACGAATCATAGTAGCCTTAGTTGTCTCCGGTAAATTAGAGCTATTTATAATCTGCATCTGCTCACTTGGGTCATTGGTTTGTAAAAGAGCCATATTGATTCTGTCTCTTTCATCTGCATCACGTTGTGCCTTAACACGTTGTGCTTGTGCCTGTTTAGCATAGATAGCCTGACGTATCTTATTGATGCGCTGGGGATTATAGGCAGCAGCAGACTGTTCTTTAGGATTAGCAGCTTTCATACCACCATGGTAATCAGCAAGATGCAGATGTCTGCCTGTGCCAGCATCATGGAATAAGACCTCACCAAAATACTGCTTAAAATAAGACAATGCTTTATTAGCCTGTGCTTCATCCACATTGTCACCTAAGTAAATATCCACAGCATTACCTTGGGTATGTTCTGAGTTTGGTACACCACCCACAGATGCATTATGCTCTGCTGTGCGATAACCACTAGTAATCTGTGCATCCTTAAAGCCTAGCTGATAGATAGCACCACCAACCATAGGCAACACGCTTTTCATAGTAGGTGACAGGTCTGTTAAGTCGGGGTTGTCTCCCTGTGAGATAGGCAGATTAGCTTCAGGAATACCATCAGCATTTGTAGTTTCCGCAGGTAACTGAGACAACAATACTTCTGCTTGTGAGAGGTCAATAGTGCCATCAGGGCGTGTGCACTTAGACACAATATCATCAGTAACTCTCAGATTGAAGTTATCTGCAATCTTTGTATAGGAGGGATAGAGGTTTACCATCTGCTTTAAAGACAAACCATCTTCGTACTGATAGTCACCTAAGGCATCCAATCTTGCCGTATCAAAATCTTGGTCAGCAATCATCTGAGCAAGAGGGGCAACAGCTTTAATGAACCCATCTCTATCCCTCGTACCTAACTGAATCTTGCGCAATGCTTCACTGCCACGAGTGAGGAAGTCTTCACCTTTAGCTCCACTATACACAAGGTCTTGAAGCTCACTAGAACCCAGCATGACCATCTTCTGACGCTTATCATCATTGATTCTCTTGTCAGCTTCATTAGCTATTTTTATTGTGTCTTGGACAGCACCTTCATAATAGCCTTGGTCAAATGCTACTTTATTAGAGATACCTTCATCACTGAAGTTAGCTCTGTTTTCCTGTAGATACTTATTGAAAAGACTAACAGCTTCGGAAACGCTCTTAGGCTTTTCAGAAGCAGGGTCATTTGCCCATTGCTCTTTGGCATATTGGCTTGCCATTTTACCAATGCCTTTTTCAAGAACAGCCATAGCATAGCGGTTATCTGTCAAGTCAAATTCATCACTAGAGTTCTGCAAAGCAGCCATGCGGTCAAATTTCTTCAGGTCTTCTTGTGTCTTACCTGCAAGGAGTTTGTCTGCATTGACCAATACTGCTTGGTCTTGGGTGCGTTTTTCATCAGCAATACGCTCCTCCATGATATTCTTACCAAGGAGACCTAAAGATGATGCTAAGCGTTGTGCATCTAAATCTGTACGTTGTGAGATGCCTGCAGATGCATTGAATTTATTTAAGGACAGCGCATAGGGCATCTCCGGTTGTTTTGCAAACTGCCGTTGAGTACCTACCGCTGCCTGTACTTCTTTACTCAATCTTCTTACCTCCTATAAATACCATTGCCAATACCTAGCTTCTCATGGACGCTACGTGGAGCGTTGCCTACCCATGTCTTAGTAGCAGTCTTGGCTGTCTTTCCAATGCCACCTGTAATCTTCTGCTGATTCATAATATTCTTAGCTTGTGTATAATTATTCAAACCTGTGGCAGCAGAAGACAAAAAGTTAGTGAATCTGCTAGGCATCTTAGGTGCAGAAGCATTAAGGTTCTCTAAAAATTCGTGAGTAGATTTTACCTGTCGCTCACGATTCAGGTCAACCTCATTAGATTTACGTTGGTAGTTATCTTGGATAGAGGATACTGCACGAGCGGTATCACCTTCGGCAGCACGTACAATGAGGTTAGCTGTACGTCCGCTCATGGTCTCATTCACAGCAGCCTTTACGCCACTATTGAGCTGCATAGAGTTTAACCTAGTGTTGCTGATTTCTGCGACAGCTTGGTCAAAGGCATCTGTGCGCTGCTGTTCTAAATCCATGATATTCCAATTCATCTCAGTAATAGCTGCCTTAGCCTGTGCGTTCATGGTAGCCTGTGCTGCCTTAGCCTGTGCACGTTGTCCCATATAATCACCTGCTACTTGCAAGCCTGTACTGATACCAGCAGCCACCATAGGACTGCACATAAGACATCACTCCTTTATTGGGTATAATGTAAATTTCTGAAATAGTTCTCCATTGATTCTTGTGTAGTTGCCAAATTCAGCTCCCAACCATTTAAGCCATTGTACATGTCGCTTATTCCTAAGCCACACATAATTATAAACATGATGTGTTACCCATTGTTTAAAGAAAGGCTTACAGAAACGTAGGAACTTAATAGGGTGTATATCTACCTCATTAGTACAGACAACCCATATTAAGTAAGCATCAATAGCACCAATGGCATAAACCCTTTGTGTCTCATCATCATAAAGACACAGAGCATTGCTTAACTCCTCAACCTCAGTGAAATCAAAGGGGGTATTTGAAGCATAGAACCATTCCATTTTGTCTTCATCACGCATATTTTCTCTGAAGTTACAGAGCTGTTCAATGGTTAATTTAGATACTTTTAAAATAGTCTTGTCCTCCTTTGGTAATTTCCAATCCAACCTGCACCCACAAGAGATACAGGGAGTGGGGTGTCTGTTTCCAAACAAATGTTTACATTCTCATTTTTGGCTTGTATAGGGAACTTAAAAGAGCCTGTGGTAAAGGGCATTGCACCTAAGATATTAAAGCGAGTACCTAAGAGCCTAGAGGTATACTCATAGACATAGGCTTGTTTGTCTTTAATATCCACAGTTACTTTGAAGTAGCCACTATCAGCATAGTTAAACCACATCTGACGCAGTTGCAATCTGCCCTCAATAAGAGCCTGAGTGCTTCCATTATCAGACTGCTTAACCATAATGGTTGACATAACAATCTTAAAATTATAATTGATACCTACAGTCAATACTTGGTTAGAGTAATCACCAATAAAGACTAGCTTTCCCTCTTTAGCCTTAGTGTATGTACCATCGGGAGCAACAGCACTATATTGTTTATCCTGCTCATATATATCACCGAAAATATCACTTATATTCACAGTAGTTTCATCTTTAAGGGAATCATAACACTCAGCAGGAATCTGATAGAAATGTTTGCAATCCAATAAGATACGATAGGCTTCACCATCAAAGTCAGTAGTATTAATGGTAAAAGAGATTTTCTCCAAACAGTAATAGCCATTACGCTCCACTATCAAATAGAGATAATTGTCAATAAATTGCCCCCCATAGACAACACCTTGCATATCCCACTTAGACCATGCAGCCTGTACACGTTGGCTATCAATAAAAAGGTACTTATAGACATATATTGATGTCTCATCACCTTCAGTGAGATAAAGCATTACATTCTCAACAGTAGAGGGAATGATTTTATACACACCATTAGGAATATAGTTAGGAACGTGGGATGTTATGTCTTGAACATCCTTAGCATCTGTGTTGTCTGCTGCGGTGAAGAACTCACGCACAGTGGTATACTTAGCTCTTTCAGCTACAAAGTAAACATTGCGTCCTGCGTTAACAGGCTTAGCTTTAAGACTAGCTTCATAGTGGGTAACTGCCGGGGACAGATTAGCACTTGTAGGTGTCAAGATACCATCAGCAGAGAGCATGAATTGTGCTTCTTGACTGAACAAGATAAGGTCAGTATCAAACGTGACAGCATTATACAGTGTGCTAATGGTATTATCAGAGACCGCTAAGTCGATAGGGTCTGTGTCCTGCACTTTGGTTGCACTTGTCATCCAAAAGTTAAAGAAGTCAGCAGAGCGAGTGAGGATAATATTTTCACCACTTAAGAAGCCTAAGCGGTTACGATGATAGAAGACATCATTTATTGTCCCACCAATGAAGGAGGGTTCAGGGTTACTATCTTCATCTCCTACATCACGCACAGACCAATCAGCACATTTGAAAGTAAAAGTACCATCTGCTTCACGTACTAAAACGTGGGGCATAGTAGTATTATCAATATGATTCTTCATTGATGGTCTTGCACATTCACGCCATACTTGGTCTTCTGCCCCATAAGAGACATAATAATCATCTGTACCGCTGCCTTCTTCGCCGGTGATTTTAACAGTAAAACCATCAGGAGCATTGACAGGTAGATTAGAAAATTTCTGAACAAACTTTAGAATACCGAAAGCTGCTTGATTATTATAGCCATCATAGACAGTAGCGGAATCAATCAAAGAATAAGCTTTTGAATTACTAGGAATAGAGGTAGATACAGTCCATGTGAGTGTATAGACATTCATCGTACTATCTAATTTTAAACCATGGGCTTGTTGTGTTATTACTTTATTGGTTACTTTCCATTTATCATTCTGACAGCGTGTGATTTCTGCCATCATCTTTTTATAAGCAGTATAATCACTATCAAAACTCTCATTTGAATTAGCACGTAGATTTTCTTCAGTAGGGAATTTGACTGTTATAGTATAATCATTACGAGTTATAACAGTTGGAAAGGCACTCCAAGTATGAAAATGCCCTGTAAAAGCTAATCCTTTAAAGCGGTCTTCTTGTTGTATAGGAGAGGTGGTGGGTTGTAAATAAACTGTCTCACCTGTCACAGTTTTAAAGGCTGTCTTCTTCAGATATAACCATGAAGAACCTGTGGTAACCGCAAACCCATTGTCTTTTGCTTTGGTGGCTAATTGTTGAGCAATGTAGTCTGTGGTAATCAGTTTTGTGTGGCTTTTATCTGAACCATCAGGGGTCTCATGGCTTGCGATAGTTGTGCCATTTACATCAATACGATACGTCCTGCCGTACTGACCACTTTTGATGTTAACAAGGAGACCTTGAACATCCCAACTATTGTTATCAATAGTATCAGCCATCTTTGTCTTTTGCAGCGTGTTGCAGATAAAGGTATAATCCGCAATCGTGATAGGCTTCAAGTTATATCGTGGCAACTGTGTATAGATATAAGGTTTAGTACCACTAGCAAAGTTCACAGTCTTCCTGTTGCCTTGCATGTCATAAATTTCAATATCACTACCTGTGAACAAGACAATATACTTCTCATTTACATCTCTGTCAATAAAATGTACCAAAGGTTTAGCAGAATCATTTATTTTACGCCCTAAGTTAGCTACTAGAATACTAGGTGGTCTCTTTTGTAAGCCACCTGCTTCACTAGAATAGCCATTCAACTGTTCTTCTAGCTGTTCAGGGTGCCTGAGAATAGGCGGTTGCTGAGACACACCACTAACAAGGTTCTTGATGTCTTGATTAATCAGTCCCATAATCTCACCTCAATCTCAGCTCATGAACATAGGTATGTTCCAACATTGAGTAGCTATTATTGTCTACCTCAAATTCCATCAGATGTTGCCATGCTTCAGCAATCTCTTGCTGTGTAATTTTGGTCAGACTATCATCACCAAAGTAAGAGCTTTGGAAGACAAAACATGCCTTAGCTAAGATATAGTTTCTCATCTGCTCCGGTAAATTCTCAAAGTCAAGATAAAGCACCATCTCTACATCCAAAGGTTTCTCAAAGATTAGGGTGTCTTTGAACAGGTCTTTTACATAGTCACCCTGTCGAACGAGCTTGACACCATGGTTATCCTTAAGATACAAGTAGTTACTGTTCCATGGTATCTTCTTTGTGTCTACATCCGGGTTAAGGGTGAAGTGTGGTGTTTTGTTAAAAGTCCATCCTCGGGACTGCTCTTGTCTGCTGATATTCCGCAGGATACGCAGGGCATTGATAGCATCCACATCTGTCAATTCTTCAAGACTGTTAATAGGAGCTTCACCAATAGTACCAATGATACTATTGACTGCATCAAGTTCAGTTAATGCTGTTAGTTGCATTGGTATCTCCTTTCATTTTTAGAAAAAATAGGGGACAGCATACGCCATCCCCTAGTGTTAGTAGTTTAAAATTAAGCCTGAGTTACAACACCCATAAAGGCAGCTTCAGGACGCAGACCACCAAAACCTTTTGCATATTTAGCAATAATTTGGTCTGCCTGATATTCAGGGCGGCGAGCATGTTCCATGCCAAGACCTTTGAGGGTCAGGATACCAGCAGAAGACGGATGTGCCACAATGAATTGGCAGGTGTCTTTGTAGGTAGCAGGGAACACATGACCATCACCCTGCATAACATTTTCATTATCTACGCCACCATCAGTCAGCAGGGGAGCTTCAATCAAATCAAAACCAATCAGTTTCGGAGGGTTGTTGCCCTCAATGGTCATAGAAGCACCATACAGTTTGTTGATGATGTCCTTGTTAGCAATCAGGGCGTTGAGTGCCATCGGTTTGATGTAGCAGTTGCGACCTGCCAACGGAACATTATTCTCAGACATTTTGGTCTTGATTTTCAGCAGTTCCTTAAAGATAGCTACGCCCATAGCTTCAGTTTCGCCATAGTCAGCGGTTGCCACAGTCTCGGTAACAATCAGACCCTTGCCAGTGCCTTTGACACCAGTAGTAGCATTGGTAGGCAGGTTCTCTTTGTCTTCTACAATCATCTTAGCTACTTCAGCCAAGATAGCACAGTCCTGAGCAACAGCCAATGCTTCACCCATTTCCTTGGAATACTTAGAACGCAGCTCAAAGTGGTTCATAGCTTCATCCAAATCAAAAATCATGCAGTCAGAGGTCAGCAGACCATCCAACACAATAGTACGCTCATTGTGTTCAATGGGAGTACGCAGGTCATCCAAGTTCTTACCTGCTTCCAGGTATTTAGCTTTTGCTCGACCTACAATCGGGAAGATAGCAGATTTACCATGTTCGATAGTACGCTCAGAGAAGCGACCACCGGTAATAGTGGATTGAGAGAAAGCGGTGAGAACTTCACCGGTAAACATTTTCAGAAATAAACCTAAGCGGTCTTTGCCTTTATCAGATTGTGCAAGACCGGGGTTGGCAATAATCATATCAGCCATTAAATCACTCCTTTAATAATTTTGAATAAAAAAAAAATAACCCTCCACTTATGGGAGGGGATTGACGTTTGTGTCTTAACCAAAGAATTTAGAAGCAGCAACTTTACGCTCTACTTCCTGCATATAGTTAGGGTCTTTACCATAGCGTGGGTCACTCATAGCTTTAATCATCTCATTGGCATCAGTATAGCCTTTAGATTTACCCACGTTACCACTACCACCTAAAGTAGGATTAGCAGTACCATGCTGCGCTACCATCTGTGCCTTTACACCTGCAATGTAAGCAGACACAACAGACAAGTCATCTTTGTTTACAATAGCATTGAAAGCATTGACAGCACCTTTACCTTGGGACTGTACGAATTTTTGGATACGTTTGTACTCATTGATACCGCCAGCATCCTCAATAATCTTATTAGCAAAAGCATCAGCCTTAGCTTGCCAACCTGCGAGAGCTGCTTCTACAAGAGCTTTAGGGTAGCCTTTTTCTTCCAACAGCTTATAACTGTCTGAAGACAACTCACCCTTCTCATTATATTCAGCTTCTAAGGCAGCATAGTCGATGCCCTTACCTTCAAGTTCAGTCTTGGCAGATGCAATCTCACCTTTAGCTTTTTGGTACTCCTCCTGCTCCTCAGCAGGTTTGTCTTCTTCTTTGGTGTCTTTTTCATCAGTGGTGGTTTCTTCTTCACCTTTGCCGCCTTCAGTGTTATCAGTATCAATAACTTCACCATTAGAAACAATAGTAGTATCAGTAATATCTACCTGTGTTTCCTTAGGTTCTTCATTGACCTGTGTGTTTTGATTTTCAGTATCAGCCATTATCTTCACTACCTCCCTGTGTCTGCTGATTCATGGCATCCATAGCACCTTTGGTTGCATTAGGTATTGCAGCCTGTGCCATTGCCATCATTTGTGCTTGTTGTTGCTCCTGCTGAATCTGTTCGGCAGTCTTAATCAAACCTGTGGTGTCAAGGTTGCAACTATTTGCCCAAGCACGAGCAACACCTTCCCAATTCACAACAGATGCTGCATCAGGAATCTGAGCAATGCCTTGGATAAAGACAGTCAGCTTCTGTTGGTCATGTCCACGTCCGATAGCTTCCATGCCTGTAGTTACGGCAAGAGACACAATATCTTTAGGGACATCAGCAATTTCACCTTTTTTGGAAAGGATATTTAAAAGTGTATTAGCTAAGGGGAGCTGCAATTCTTGTGACAGGATAGAATAAATACCACCAAGGGTATCTTCCAGCTCATTAGCCACATAGCGGATTTCCTCAGCCGTCACACGTTCGCCACTACGTTGGACAGCAGAGTTTAGCATGAAGGCATAAGACAACCTGCTTTCAATAGCATCAGCAGTCATCTTAGCAATCTGCATATCTTGTGTCTTGTCCAGCGACAGGCAAGTAACATCTTCCTTGTTACCTGTTACAAAGCCACCATTTTTTGTCTTCATAATCTTGCTAGGTTGTGTCACGCCATTAGGGCGCACAAGGTAGATTACAGAAGCAGCAATAGCAGACATCTCTGCAATGGCTTTAGAGAGACCTTCAAGGGTCTTTAAGTCACCAATATATTCCTCAACATATGAGCGACTATAATGTTCACCATCCATCTTAAAGAGACGGACAGGAATCCAAGGACAAACATCAGCAGGGAAAGACTGCTCATAGCCATCAATCTGTTTCCCCTCAATCTCTTGGTAACTATAATATCTGTTGTCTTTAGATGAATAGGTGATATGTGTATAGACCTCAACCAATTCATCACCACGTTTGGTAGACAAATCAATATCTAGTTGCCCTAAGACTTCATAGGGCAGGGTATTGATAGCAAGTTTGTCACAGGTAATCATCTGAATAGGGTGTCCCACAAAATCTCTTTGTACTACATAACTATTCAGCTTATAGACTTTAATGCCCCCCTCTTTAGGAGGGAAGAACAGTAAAGCATTGCCAGCTATAATAAGCTGCTTCAGACACACCTCCATAGAGACACGCATCTGCGAAGATTCAAAGTATTTCTGAGCCGTTTGTTCTCTCTGTACTAATGCTTGCTCTATCTCTTGTTTGTCTTCGGGTTTGCTCTCATAATATTTGAGAACATCATCTCGGATGTCTTGTCTGAAAAAAGGTGTGTTTGGGGGAAACAGAGCTAATACCAGCTTTGATGTGAGGTTATTGACACCTCTTGCACCTACCGCTTGATAGGGCGTAGGGTATTTAGTAGTACCATTAGCTTCTTTTTTAGGAAATAAAAAAGGGATTGTATATTTTGCACAATCCTCAGCTCTGTCAATATAAACCTCACGCTCAATAGCCAATCGCTCATATAAAGCTTTTGCTGTCTCTGCCATTAAAGATTCACCCCTGTACCACTACCAATCTGAGTGATAGTGAGCTTCTTTTTACCCTTGGTCTTAGCGTTTGGATTTTCCTTTTTGGTATCCTCAGCCACATTATCAATCTTCAAAGGTGCTGCAACAGGGGCAGCAGCAGGAGCAGCTTGTTCTACTTTTGGTTTTCTACTACACATCTTTCCTCCTCTCTACAACTGTGTGGGATTGTATACGCCATTGCGAGCAATCGTCAGTTGTTGTCTACCTTTCTTCTTGTTAAAGGTATCAGTAGTACCGCCATACTCAGGACTATCAGGGTCTTTTGCATTGGTTTCCGGTACTAAGGAGGATGCAGATACATCAGTATTTACGCTGGGTGTCTTAATCTTCCAGCACATCTTATCACTCCTCGTCATTCAAATTAGCCATAGCCTTGATATGCCCTAGCACATCCATAACGCCCCTAATATATCCAATTAACTCGTCATTGTTTTTGGCATTGTGTGTCATAAGGCTACCAAGACTGTAGGCTTTCTCTAAATGTTCATAAATTACAGGGTTTACATATGGTAGTTTTTCTCCATCATCCCCTTTAGATACAATATTAATATTCATTGTCACTTATATACCTTTACTTTATTTGAAACTCAGGCGTGCATCCGAAAATACACGCCATTACAAAGGCTAATGCCTTTACTATTCATTGTCGCTTATATGCCCCTTTACTTTATTGTCTCTTTTGTGACCCTTTGGGTGTCCAAAGGATAGGCTTAAGGTCTGCATCAACATCCTCATATCTAAGAATACGAGCAACCCTTGCCTGTGTCAGTGCTTCTTCCTCTGACAACCCTGCTTTAGCATAGGCAGCCACCACGGCATCCCATGAGCAGTCCTTGTCTAGGATTCTCTTTGCACCAACCTCACCAATCTTAGGACAACCTTTGTAGTTATCAGTAGCATCACCGACAAGAGTTTGATATAAGAACTGATAATCAGCTTCTGCTTGTGTTGTCTTATGGAATGTATCCTGAATGAAGTTATAGAAAGGACAGGGGATAGACCGCATATCCTTATCACCGCTGATAATAACAGCAGACGTATCAGGCATTGTACCATAGATACCTAAGAGGTCATCAGCTTCAAGACTTGGGATAGACAACACATTATAGTTTTTCTTCACCCACTCAACAGCAGAATGGTAGGCAAGAGGTTTTCTCTTAGCCACACGATTGAGCTTATAGGGGGGATAGACTTTAGAGCGAAAGTAAGGGTAGCTGGAGAAGCACATGGTAATGTTATATGCTCCCTCATGCTCCATGTGACGCAGGACTTTATCGGTGATACTGACAATCATTGTGTCAATAGCATCTTTTACTTCTGCTAAGTCAGAGTGTAGTGTCCACAGGTCACCATACCAATTAATTTCCTGCTCTGCTGCTGCACAGGTGCGAAAGACAATCATGTCAGCATCAAAGAGCAGATGTAAAGGTTTAGAAGCCAAGATTAAATACCTCCATCAACAGGTAGAGAAAACCAAGAATACCACCAATAATCAGACCATAGAAAACAATGCGAAACAGCAGAGCCAAAAGTAGCATTAACAAAATGTAAACCATATTCATTTAAATTCACAGCTCCTCTCTGTACAGTTCTTACAGTTCATAAAGCTTTTATCAAAGATTTCAGGGGCAACATCAGCCAAGCATTTTTGAATAGCCATAGCCAACTCTCTATGCTCCGGCATAGCTCTCTTACATAAACGCTTAGGCAGATATTCATACCATGCTCTAAAGTTACCTGTCACTACCAAGGATGTCTCAACACCTTGGGGCAGGAAGTAGGCAGCATCCTGTTCTGCAAGACCATCAGCAATACATTCTTTGTAAGCATGAAGCATAGGGTGCTTATCAATCATGGAATCAACAACTTCTTTAGGTACACCATGCTTTTTAGCAAAATCATACATACCATCAGGGATAATACAAGTATCAAAGATACTACCTCTAGCAGACTTACAGGTGAAGCTGAGGTGGCGGTGTCTCGTGAGTTGCCCTAAGACACGCACAGAACATGTCACCAAAAAGGAAGCATAGCAGTGCTCTAAGACACTAAGATGTCCACTCTCAATAATTTTCTTGATGGATTTTTCGGTAACATCTTTGCCATAAGGTTGACTACAGGCAGTCTTCAGTACCTCCATGTAGTTAGGGGTTATAGAAAGAAGCTTAGCACTTATCATCAAAACAGGTCACCCCCTGCTACAAGTCCTTTTGCTTTGGTCTCTAAAGTGTGTGGAGAAGCAACAGTCATAAAGCCACCTTGCTTACACTTAACTTCCACACGGATACGAGTTACTATGCCTTCAAAATAAATAGGCTCTCCTAAGGAGTTCTGACGTTTGATATAGGCCTTCTGACCAATCTTTGGGACAAAAGGTTGCTTTTGTTTCGACATAAGGCTTTACCTCCACAATTTTTGTTTGTCTTCCGAACCTAAAGGCTTCTGCTTTCGTGTTCATAAAAATATCAATTTTTGTCTTATCATAATCACCACCAAACCTGTCCTGAACGATGTAGCTGTGCCCATCTATAACAACTTCAGTACCTAATGGCAAGCCATCACACGCCACAGTCACCCCTTGGATAGCAGGGTGTCCGCTGGCGGTGATGCCATCTGTCTTACCACATTCATCAAAGGCGGGGGTGTAGGCGGTGCAGATTACTAAGAGTAGAGTAGGGATGTTAAACATTCTTTAGTGTCCTGCACAATGTTTAATGAGTGCAAATTCAAGAGGAGCGCACTGCGCAAAGTCTCTAGCACCACGCAGGGCATAGGCAATAATCTGCAAGGCGATAGCAGCATCACGTGTATAGTAGCTAGATGTAAAACCACCATCTACACACTCGCTAGCTAATCTTTTACGGATGATGTCTTGATAGCTGCGCATTTCTGCCACCGGTACACATTTAGTGCAAGCTCTAGAGTATGCCTGCTCCAATTTGTTGTATTCATATGACAGTTCTTCATCACCTTTTATATCAGGCATAATGCATGTACCACGCATAGCGTGCAATTTCAGCAGTTGCTTCCATTCTTGCCATTCCATATAAGATACAGTAAAGCGTCTATAATTACATACCATTACTAATCATCCTCCTAGTGACAATCATACCAATTTCTACCAATCTTTCCCTCGGTATCTAATTGGCATCTGATTCCGTAATATTCTTGTGTTTGTCTCATAGCTTCTTGGGCAATTCTCACAGCTTCTTCAGCTATAGCTTCAGTTCTGCAAGCTACCTGTCCCTCATCATGCACCCAAGCCATAAACTGAAAGTCTTCTCCATGTTTATAGCCAGCTTTAATCATATTTTCTTCCCATAGGCATATCCATTTTTTACATATCAATGCGCCACAGGACTGTAAAAGTAAATTGAGAGCTGAATGTAGACTTCTCACATGGAGATGTCTGCCATCCAGCCCTCTTAAGTATTTTCGTTTCCATTCTTTAATTTTTCCATGGTACTCAACCACGAGTGTATTCTTGACAGCTTCACGCAACATCTTGATAGCAGGGGTGGCTTTCAGGAATTTATTCTTTACCTGTTTTCCCACCTTTTCATCACCGCCAAGCTGTTTACCGATAGCTTTATCCCCAGCACCATACAGGAACGCATAGATAAAGGTCTTAGCTGCATTTCTCGTGGGTAACCCAGCAGCCTGTTGATTTAATGTATGAATATCCCCATTCAAGATAACATGGGCATAAGCACCCTTATCATAGGGATAAAGATAATGTGCGAGACACCTAAGCTCCAAGCCACAGGCATCTACACCTACCTCATACCACCCCTCAGGTGCTCTGAACAGCTCCCTGCACTCTTGTCCGTAGGGACTACCCACATGAGGGACTTGGGCAACATTAGGGTTCGCATGGGTAGCACGTCCTGTTACTGTACCGCAAGGGTTCACACTGCCATGGATTCTACCATCAGCCTTAACATGCTTCAGCCACGCTTGATTACCTGTAGCAAGCTGACCTAACCGCTTAGCTACCATAAGGTATTCCTCAAAGACAGCCGCTAAGTCTCTTAGTTCCTGTGGGGCATTTTCGTCACCCTTAATAAACTTAAAGGTGTCACCATCAGTCTTCAGACGTTCATCCTCATAGCAATCTTCATTCTCCGGCAAGTAATTAAATTGATGCTCCAGCACCCATGCTACCTGCTGTCTGCTGCTAGGATTGAAGTCCTTATATCTTTGAATAGGTACACCTGCCTTATAACCTAAGCGTTTGTTGTCTCTTTTAGGCACGAAGACCTTATCGGGTATCTGTGGCACAATGGACACAAGCTGAGAAGACAACACAGCATAGCGTAACTCTAAGGTTTCCCTCAGCTTCTCTGCCTTTTCTAAATCAAAGACAAAACCATTCCGCTCCTGCTTAGACATCAGCCATTGTGCTTGATGCTCCAGCTCTATAGCCTTAGCAGGTGCTCCAATCTTCATAAGGTATGTATAAAGCTTCTTGGTGACAGTGACATCCTGCACACAATAGGAGAGCATTTCCTCACTGAAAGAATCCCATGCATCCTCTTGCTCACCATACGTACCTTTAAGTTCCCCAAGGCGATAACCCCATGCCTTTAGTGATTGTCTACCAATCAATTTAGCAGGGAGTGTACCATTACGTACCCTAGCATGGTCAGTATCTTCTATGTTGCCACAGATAAGGCGTGACAGCACAAGTGTGTCTAAAACTTGTGGTCTCCATTCTCGCTTTATGCGGAACTCGGGATAGAGTTTAGCCAGCACAGCACAGTCATAGTTGATGATGTTGTGACCACAGATGCTCTCTCCATCCCTCAGAGCAGCGATTAATCGCATAGCTCCCTTTTTAAAATCATCAGGTCTGTAAGCTGAGATGTTGTTCTGTTCATCGATGATTACTAGACAATGCCCCTTAGTGACATTGTCCAGCAGACCATCAGTTTCAATATCAAAATAGAGCATAGCTTACAGCTCCACAGCATCTTGCGACAGGAAGTATTCCATACGCTCACGCTCATTTTCAAGAGCATTGATTGTCTTCTCATGCTTCTGCAAGTATGCCATCTTGGCTTTGTTGGCATTATGAATCATGCTATTGCAGTTCTTGATGCGAGCCTTAGCAGCTTCAACCTGCTTACGAGACAACCAAGACAGCAAGAAAGTACACCAATCAATAAGCTTTTCTAAGATTTCAAACATCTAAAAATCTCCTTTCTCTGTTTCATCAGTATCAAAAGGACACACAGGTGCTTCATACTCTGATAAGTCCTTCACAGCATTTAAGATATTATGCTCCTTGTCATATGCAAGGTATCCGGCGATACCTGTATCACCACTATACCTGTTCTTCAGCACCCTGACACGCACAAGGTTCTTCTTCATCCCTTCATCCTGTTGGTTTCTTTCAAGACCCCACACAGCATCAGAGAGCTGTGAGATAGCCTGTGAACCACGCAGGTGGGAGAGGGAGAGTGCACCGCCTTCTTCAGCAGGAGTGCCGTCAGTTCTGCGCAGGTGAGAGACAACCAACATGCCTACACCTGTTTCCTCTACAAGCGAACGTAGTTTCGTCATAAGTACATCGGTAGCCTTACGCTCATTTTCGATGTCAAGACCACTGATAGCGATAGAGATGTGGTCTAAGACAACAAAGTCCACCTGCTCACCTGTTACCATGTAACGGATGGTTTGCAAAAGGTCTTCACATTCAATAGAACCAAAATGATTGTAGAAGACAAAATTATCCATGATGTCTTCAAAGGCTTTCTTGTACTCACTGTCAATGATAGGTCTATGGGCAGGTTTACCTAACTTAAGACACACAAGACCATTGGCGGTGTGCTTAACATTTTCTTCCAGCATCAGCATACCTACTTTACAATAGCACTCAGTACCAAGATGGTAGGCTAGTTGTCTAACGAACGTAGTTTTGCCTATACCTGTACCTGCTGTGATAACAACAAGCTCACCTTTACGTAGACCATCAGTCATGTTCTGCAGGGGAATGTCCCAAGGTAGAGGGTAATTCAGGGATTCTTCATGCTTAGACAATACCTCCCACAGGTCATCACCTTTGATGATGTCGGCAGGGGTGTATGTCTTTGCTTCCCAAACAGCTTTTACAACAGCATCACTCTTGCCCTCTTGCAAGCACTCATTAGGGTCTTTGCAAGGTAACCATGCTATCTTAAGCTTGTTAGGGGACAGGATACCGCTGACAGCCTTTACAGCTTTACGTCCGGCATCATCCATATCAAACATGACAATGACTTCCTCGAAGCTCTCTAACCAATTAAAGTTAGCTCTGAAGACCTTAGCAGCACTAGCAGCACCTGTAGGGATACTCACAACAGGATATTTGTTACCTTGTACCTGAGAGACTGTAAGACAATCAATCTCACCCTCAGTCACTACCAGCTTCTTGCCACCACCTTGGAACAGATGTTGCCCGAAGAACCTCTCACTAAAAGCCCCTCTAGCTTCAAATGTCTTATCAGCATATCTGATTTTCTGACCAAGCAGTTTGTTGTCATCATCATAATAACAAGCTACCTGCACAGGCTGACCATGTACCTTAGAGGTAAAGTAGCCATATTTAGCACAGGTTTGTTTTGTCAATTTCCGCTTAGGCAAGGGGGAAACCACCATGTCCTGTAGGTCTATCAGACCTTGTTTCTTTAATCCACTTGACAATTTTTTCTCCTCCTTGCTGCTGCGAAAATAGGTGTTGCATGAGAAACAATAACTGTGCCCATCTTCATAGATGGTTAAGGCATCGTGGCTGCCACAAGCAGGGCAGGGTTGATGTGTCTCCATAATTACACCTCGTCAGTAATAAATTTTATAGGCACATCATACTGTACCTTTAGCTCATTCAGCACATACTGCTGAGCATCGGATATTTTCTTGCGTCCTAGTGTATCAGCTAAGACATACACAGAAGTCTCACATTCAGGCAGGTTATATCCGGCAACTGCCTTTATTTCTCTGTCGGTCTCAAAAAGACCACTATTGAAGACAATAAAGTGAAAGCCTGTGTCAACTTCACCTTGTCTGTAAGCTTCCCTAAACAGCTCACGTTTGCGCTTACCTTTTAGGTTTCTTAAGACAACACATATCTGTGTGGTCTTAGTGCGCTCTTTGAATTTAAAGAGTGACAATACGCTCACCTTTTCCACGCAGGACAAGACCATTGGTGTCCTTCATGGTCTCTTTGAACCACCGAGAGGGAATCTCACGGCTGGCGTATTGGAAACCATGCTTCTCACACCATTCAGCCACAGTAGTCTTAGCTCCTGTACCGATTCTTGTCTTAGCGTTGGAGAATACAAAGCGTATGTCTAAATTTGGGTATTGTTGTCTGATAAGCAGATGCTTCTTGCGGTCAGCAGCTTCAAAGATACCCTTGGCTTCTATGATGATGCCATTAGGCAGAATAAAATCAGGGGTATAATGATGCTTTGTGGCAGGAATCTCGTAGGCGATAGAGTATTTTTCGTACACCTTAGGTACACCTGCGTTTTCAAGCTGCTGTGCTAAGCGGTCTTCTAAACCGCTACGATATGGTTTGTTGAGAGTGGAAAAGCCACCTCTGCGGTTAAATTTAATAGCCATAGGCTTTAAAAGTCTGCACCCTCATCAGCAAAGGGTACTTTATCCTCATCAAATTCTTCTTCTACATCAAAGCCACAATCATCCGCAGATACTGCACCAGCAGCAGGAGCGACGTAATTCAATACCTGAACTGCTTTCAGAAGCAGTTGGATACCATAGACAGTAGCAGAAGCGTAGAAGGGGCGCAGAAGCATACACAGGCGAATGGTAGAGCCATTACCTACTTCCATCTCTTCATCCATAGGTTTGCCCTTCTTATCAAAGACAGCCATAGTCTTTTCGATAACATCACCAGCTTTGGTCTTGATAACAGCGTTGGTCTTAGCCTTAAAGACAATATCACCATCTTTGTCCTCGTGGAAACCAAGGGCAGGGGCAGAGTTGCGACCATAGCGTTTGCCGTCAAAGTCGGGGGACTTCTTAGCCATCTCCCATTCATTTTCGATACGTTGAATCAGCTTATCAGTGTCTTCTTTAGACAATTTGATACCGCAGACATACTTTCCGGTATCCTCGCCATCAAAGACTTCAGTGCTGCGGAGCTTAGGGTACACCGCCTCACCAGCAGGGGTTGTGATTTGAGCAAAATCATTCTTTGCCATGTTTGTTATTCTCCTTTATTTTTAAATAATTTCAAAATTCTTTAAAGCTTTGTCAAGTGCTGCTTTTGAGAGCACAGGTTTAACGCCATTTTTGTATGCAAGGCGTGCAAGGGCAATTTGAGCACCTGTAAGGATAGAAAAGACATCCTCATGGGAACATACCGCACACTCGGTTTCCACAGTGCGTTTACCTACAATGACCTTTGCGAGAGTTTTATTACCCTTGGTGTAAATGATAATTTTAGTGTCTTTACAAGATGAGAGATGAGCAGGAACAAGTTTCTCAGGCGGAACAGACCACCCACGCCCTTGGGGGCAGTTGTAAGATGGAGATAAAGTGTGTCCGTGTACATCATTATCAAACTCTATCGCAAGTTCATGGAAGGCAGGGACAAAGGCACGCACAGTACCTACCTGACCTATAATATGGCTGTTACCATCATGCTTTTCAATGCAGCAAACTCTGTCACCTACTTTATAATTTTTAGGCATCCTTAGTTCCCTCCTTTGTTAATTAAAATCAATAAATTTAATGTTTTTAAGAGCAGGAAGTACCAACTCTTTGTTCTGTTCCTTCAGCATACGTTGCAGTGCAATCTGTACACCTGTGAGGAAGTCAAAAGTATCATCATGACTGCATGTTGCCTGTGTATGAAACATCAAACCTTCAGCACTGAACAGCTTGCAGTGGACTGTGCGGTCTTTGATATAAAAAACAAGCTTAGTCTCTTTTTGAACAGTAGCTGTAAGAGGACTTACTTCTCGTTCGGCTGCTGCAAAGAAGGTACGTGTAAATCCAAACTCATCTACAAAAGGTTTATCCATAACTATGGCATAGACAAAATCAACATCCTTCACTGTACCATTACCCTTAACATGCACTCTTTTATTTCTAGAATTTGGTGTAGTGTAGCCATCCACATATACTCTGTCTCCGACTTTAAATTTAGGCATCCTTAGTTACCTCCTTACCCCTTCTAGTCTTTACCGCAGGTTTAGAGCCTTTACCTGTACTGCCACTTTCAAGACCTCTTTCAGTCTCAGACAGCTCCTCAGTGACTTCTTCAATCGTGACTTCTTCAATCTTGTGAATCAACAGTTGTGCAATACGCTGACCAGCATCAATAATTTCAAGATGGTCACCTACGTTCTCCACATACAACATGATTTCACCACGATAATCAGAATCGACAATACCGACCTGATTAGCAAGTCTGAGTTTTGTGTCTCTGCCTGTAGAGGAGCGCAAGACAACCTCAGCATAATAGCCACTAGGCAGTTCCATAGCCAAGCCTGTACGGACGATAGCTGCCTTTGAAGACCAGCGTTGTGGTGTCACCGCAATGCGGTTAAGACAAACCAAGTCAAGACCAGCAGCTCCACCTGTCATTGCTTGGGGGGGGGTGGCTTTAGGGTCAAGTTTTTTGAATTTAATGTTTACCAAATTTTAGTCCTCCTTTGGATTGATTGGCATCTTATAGCCAAGTTTCATGAGCCATTCGATATAGCGTTTAGCCTTAGCTGCATCCTTTTCCGCAGCTTCACCTTGCTTCTTGCCAGCTCGCAGGGTGTATTTGATGATGTTACCTTTGAGGAAACCAACAAATTCAGAAAGAGACAACACAAGCTGCATCAGCTCAATAGGCTCTAAACCTACCATAGAGGCATAGTGCTCATCGTAGTGCTTTGCTTGATTGTTAGTAGCATGGTTAGGGGTATAAGGTTCAAGCATGTTGTAACCTAAAAAACTAATCATAGCAGATTCACTACCATCAAGGTGGACAAGAGCATGTGCAGACCTTAAGGCTACTATTGTACCTGTGCAGCCTTTATCAGTACCATGTGCAACCCATACCCTCTGACCTACACGAGTGTCCTGTTTCAGCATAGACAATACCTCCTTAAAAATTATTGAGGAAAAGACAACACAGAAAGGAAATAGAAACGGTGCGATTTAGATTTTGAAAAGCGTGTTGTCTTTTCTTCACTAAAGGTGACCCATTAGCATTTCTTTAGGTAACTAAAGTGAACTAAAGGGACTATAAGACAATAGAGACCTTTAGTTACCTTAGGTAAGTTATTATTAGTTATTAATAACATAACCTTAGGTACTTAAAGGTCTCTATAGAATCTATAGGAATCTATAGTTATCTATTGTCTTCTTTCTTCACTAAAGGTGACCCATTAGCAAAATATATACTTACTGTCTCTTATAATGTTCAGGTCTAATTCACCCTTTTTAGGGGGAGCAGGAAGTTCTTTGGTTACTAAATATTGCAGAGATTCTTTAAATTCTGCAAGGACATCATGCTCTGTATAAAGCTCTATAAAAGCTTCTCTTACTAATTTATACATAATATCTACCTGAGACATAGGACAACCATAGCTATCATGAATCATTGTGAAGTGATTGATTCCTGCATCTTTACATTTGCAGACTGTGAGCTGAAGGTGACAAGCATCCATGCTATGAATGAAATTGGGGGCAATACCATTTGTTTGTCTGCTTTTGTCTATCTGCCCATTCTGATGGGGAGTGTAGATACGATAGCGTTTTCCGGCACATCTGAGCTTGACAATTTCAATATCAAACTTGACATAGCTCTGTTGCAACAATAATCCTAATGGTGTAATCCAAGACACAACATTTGAATTTTTTGTGACAAGTTTAGCACATTTGTGTAACCAATCCATTCCCTCAACAGCCTTTACAACTGTCTGACCTACAGCATCCCATATCTGACCAGCTAAATACTGTGCAGCCTGAAAATTATTAGACTGAGTGAAGACACAAGCTTCTCCTTGTTCTCTCATAGCCTTTTTTATTGTGTCTTCCATGATTTGAGCAGTATATCCTGCCTTTTTAGCACCATAGGCAAGTGTCATGGTTGGTCTTTTAGTAACTTTGCGGTTTACCCCAAAGTTTAACCATATTTGTGCAAGGGTTTTTGTACCAAACTTCATTCTCAGCTTCTTTTCGTCCCATTCATCAAGAGTGCCATTTACTGCATCTTTTTTCAAAAACTCATTGACTTTTTCTGCTACTTGTGCATAGATGTCATTTGGTTTGTCTTGGGGTACAAGATTTACAGCTTTACCACCAATAGGGTCTCTAAGGATAGCACTAAAATGTTGCAGACCGGAGCACGTTCCATCCTGAGCATAGGGGAGACCTGTTACCCAACCGACAATAGAGCCATGCTCAGCTATCCATTGCTTAGCTTTCGCCCACTCAAAGCAGAAGGCAAGCATTTGTACAGGCTCGTCTTGCTGAAGCCACCATTGATGCCCCATAGGGTCAGCAGCAGCAGCTAATATATCTTCTTCATGCTGATATACCCATGCAATTCTGTCATCGTAGCTTACTTTATCCACACCTGCTAAATTAGCACCTGTAATTGCAAGCCATTTGATGTCTTCTTCATGTTGGCAGGGAGGTGTGTCTGCAAAGAGCAATAAGCCTTTGTTTAAATCATCACTTTGAGGACTGAAAGAGGGGATAGGATAGATGCGACCTCTGAAGTCCATGTTCCACGGAAAGTAGATGTGTGCATAGGAGCTGAAGCGTTCTGCTGTGTTTATAATCGTATTTGCACGATTCTGCAAAGACATACGACGTTTCAGACCTTTGTAGTATTCCACAGCCTTTTTCTTATATGCTTTTACTTCTTCTTCAGTAGCAGTAGCTGATGGCTGTTTGGGTGCATCATCATTTTCTAAAGACAACACATTACCATTCTCACTAGAGCAGGGGATATAGTTGTGTTGTCTGCATTGCTTCAGCACCTCTAATACTTGCTTATTGATTACCCAAGGGGTCGCTTGAATACTATTGACTGCTTTGTACACTTGTGGAATGTCAAGTTGCATAAGCCGACGTTTGTATTGCTTACCGAAAATTGTATCAAGGTACTTTAAGCGCAGGAGAGAGGTGAAGGAGGCAAGGTCACCATAATAACCACCATCCTCATAGCTTGTCCAATCTTTGGGGGGAATAATCATAGGACAGCTTTGTCTTGCATGTTCCAGCATGTTGTCTTCATTTCGTTGCCATGCTTCTGTGAATTGCTCTGTGGGGATAAGCTCAGAAGGGGTTTCCATAGTAGCTTCTAAGGTGAAGTAGTTTGTTTCTTCCTGTGCTAAGACAACAAAAGCAGTTCCTAATGTACGGATAGCTGTGTTTTGACTATCCCAATTCGGGGCAGCGTAGCCACATTTAGACATAGCCTGTTTGAGATAGACATAGCGATAATGAAGACCAACTCTCTTTTCTATACCTGCCAATGCTCCTTTATTGGTGTCTTGTGTCTTCAGCCAATTTTCAAAGGCTTTCATCTGATATTCGTAGTACAACCCACGTCCAGCCTTAGCAGCCACATCGTTTAGGTAGTTGCCTTTTTCACCTTTGAGTGTTAAGGCGTTCAGGATAGCGGATAAAGTAACACTAGCACAGATAGAAGATATGGTATCAATATCAACCTCATCATCTTCTGTGCGAAATTCTCTTTTCAGGTCTTCTAAAAGGAAAGTGTAGTTAGGCTTTACACCTGCTTTAGGTTTCATGTTCTTGATAAGCCATTGTTCGATGGTGTCTTTGACAGCTAACAGCTTGTGAGTGAAAAATGCTTGTCCAATAGGGGTAGCTGTATCTACCATGTTATTTTCTTTGGCTTGTTGCAGGTTGCGTTGCATCGTTTCGTACCCTGCTAATCTGTAGGCAGATTCCAACTTCAATTCTTCTTCCATCATGTCCACATCCACTTGTGTCATTGTAAATACCTCCTTGTGTTGATGGGTCTTTCTTCATTAAAGGCGACCCATTGTAAAAAGCTTGCTTGCCTTCTTCTAATACGTGTGCCCTTTGGCTTGCTTTGCTTGCCCCAAAATACCCTTGCTTGCCTTGGCAGCTTGGGTTGCCCCGGCATCCCTCGTTTCGTTTCGTTCCGTGCGTTGCACAAGACAACACGTTTCGTTCCGCTCAGGTGACCTTCGGTAACCACGAACATCGTTTCGTTCCGTTTGGTTGAGGGACGGAAAAAGGGTGCAAAAAATTAGAGGTACAGTTTTGTCCGTACCTCTGTTCAGTTTTTGGTTACTCTAGTTTGAATTTTTCCAGCAGCTCCGACAGCGTCAATCCCAGCTTATTCGCTGCATGTGCTTGTGTGATACGTAGTGCCCCGGTAGTTTGGCGTCCGTCATAGTAGATAATATAAGAAAAATGTCCACTAGGGGCACGATGTACGGCAAGCTGCATATGAGCGTCTACAGCGACGAAAAATGTCTTGCCTTGCCGTTTATGCTCTCCCATCTTGTACCTCCTGTACATCCAATGACACCTCTTGACAGCCGGGGCAGTGCTCCAGCCACTCCAAGTCTACGCCTGCATTGAAGCGGTCGCAGTCATCCTCCAGCCACTTAATATCCTCGTGTGTCTCAGGTTGCCATGTTGCCAACACGTCCCCGGCGATGTCAGGTGACCAATTGTAGCCATCCCATGTCCGCAAGGTAATGTGCAAGCGGTTGGTGTCTTTTAATGTTACATCCATGTGTAACACCTCCTATAGTATTATTATTAAAGCTTAAAAGCTTTATAAGGCACGCAAGGCGGTTGCCTTGTATGCCCTAAAAGCTTTTAAAAGGGAATAGGCTCAAAAATATTTAAAGCTGCTTCTAAGCCTATTATTTTCCCCTGCTGGCGGTATATCTCTACTTTTAGTGCTTTTGCTGCTTTTGTGCGTTGCGTTTTGCCCTTGACATACTTGTCAGCATATACAGCTTGCATTGCTTGTAGATGTTGTTGCTGCTGCTCCAGCTCAAATTTTAACCAATCAAGGGGCGTGGTATTTTTGTCTACTACTAGCATTATTTGAGCACCCCCAATGTATCCAATGTGCGCTCCCAATCAATGGACAAAAACAAGACAAAAAATATTGTTACCGCCCAACGTGCAATTTCCTTGAGCACCTCATTTGTGTGTTTGGATACCAAAAAGCACCCAATCAAATAAGACAAACACTTTTTCACTTTTCTTTTGTACCTCCTAGGTTATTATTAAAGCTTTAAAAGCTTTATAAGACACCCGCCGAAACTTGACGGCTGATGTCCTAAAAACTCTTAAAAGGTTATACTTTTCGTATTTGCATTACTGCGTCAGGGTTCCACTTTTTAGCGTCTGTAAAGCCTTTTGTGCTTGCTGGCGTTCTGCCCATACACTTGCAAATAATAAGCGGTTAACTGTAACGCCATCAGGTAAACTAATAGGGTGGAAACGCCCACTAGGGCATTTTAAATAGATAGCATACATAAATAATCCCTCCATATATTGATTTAAGAGTGAATAAGCTCTTAATGAGTGCCACCAGCTGGGGCAGCTAGTAGCACCGATAAAAGTTTATTTGATGTATTTATGGGTAGTAATACCACAGCCTGCTGTACCTGCATATAGGGTACAAGTGGTATTTATCGCACGTACCATATCACATAGTTGTTGCACAGCCAGCTGAAAATAATCGTCAACGTAAAATGTCCATATAGGGTCGGAGCTGGCGTTATATTTATGGTGGGGCAGTCTGTAAGTCACCCCCTTTTCATTGTCTACATGGGCATTGATAGGGCATAAGCTGCCCTCCTCCTCCATAACATAGACAGCAAAGTTATTTTTCCGTACCTGCATAATATAGCAACGGCTGCAAGTACGCAGCAATTCAACGGGGCGCAAGCTGGTATATTTACCTGCCTGCAAGTCCTGCAAGCTGATTTTTACTTGCTTGTTTGTTCTCATAGTCTTGTTACCTCCTATAATTTTTAAAGCTGTAAAAGCTTTATGAGACACCCACCGCCGGAGGTAGTGGATGCCCGAAAAACTTTTAAAGTGCTTCAATATCCTTTGCAAGTTCTGCCCACAGTACCTGCAATTTATCACGGGGGGTGGTTGTAGACCCATTGTAAAGTTCCTTTGCTTTGCGCTCGTAACTTGCTGTAAGTGCAAGGGGTAAAGACTTATTACCAAACGGGGCATATCCGGTTACAATGCAGATGCTAGGGGTGATTTCATATATGTTTGCTGCCCACCCTTCTTTGCGTGCTGTATGTCCTACCTTGCGTGCATCTTTAAGTGTATATTGCAAGTCGCAATAACCACAGTAGGCAATAGTTCCATAACCCTCTTTTACTTGCTTTTGTGTTATACGTGGGTTGATACTCATAATCTTGTTACCTCCTATAATTTTTAAAGCTTTAAAGCTTTATGAGACACCCACCGCCGGAGGTAGTGGATGCCCGAAAAGCTCTAAAATGTTTTTGTAAGCAGGTTTATAAAAGCGCCAAGTGCTTTATTTTCCTGCTTATTTTTGGGGGCGTTGTACTCTATCTGTACCACATTTTTATTAATCTCTATTGCCTGATACTTTATATGGTGCTCTTGCAGATACCACTTTAAAATATCTGCCTGCACATACGGAAAAGAGATATACCAGCGTTGCTCTTGTACGGGTTGCAGTTCCGCACCAATCAGGGTAATTTGTTCTAATAGCTGGAGCTGGTCTTCTGTAAGTTTGTTAGGTACTACAAACTTTTCAATCAGTAATGTTTCTAACCATTCAGGCATTATCTTTACCTCCTATAAGTTCTGCCAGCTCATAGCAGCCTAATTTTGCTGCAATGTCTGCAAGGTGGTCAGTGTATCTACCATCATGCACAGCGGTGCGGATGTCCCACAGAATCATAGTAGCGGTAGTGGTATTGTCTACTTCACCGCCCATGCGGTTAGTTGCCACTGCGCAAGCGTCGCAAGACATATGCACCATGAGTAACACGGCAAGGATAAGACAAACATTTTTCATTTTTAATTTACCTCCTAGGTTGTTTAGTTAAGAGTTTAATAAGCTCTTAATGAGTACCACCGCCGGGGCGGTAGTACCGATAAAAGTTTATTAGTTGTTTACACCATCACTCTGTTTAGTGCTACGTTCGCATTTATGGGTGTGTGTAACGTCAAATAACACACAATGAGTAGTGAGACGAAAACGCATAACTAATACAGTAGTCAGGTTGTAGTAGTTACCAGCAACACAGCTAGCTTTATATTTAAGCAGCTTGTAGCCGTTGGGTGTGGTGGTCTTTACTATTCCTAAATGTTTTTCCGGGGTCACAATATGCTTTTTAGTTTGTTTTCTTGTCTTCATTGCTTTACTACCTCTTTTTTAATAATCTCTGCATGGTAACCATACACTAATACTTCTTCAATCAATGCTGCTGCTTCATCGTCGCTAACTTCATCCGTCAGCGTGATAAATGTAGTATTTTTTAATTCGTTTGTAGTGTTGTGTCTAATCTCTGCAATGTATTTAATCATTGTTTTTGCCTCCATTCTGTAATTTCAAATGTAATTACATGATAGTTAAAAAATATATAGAGAGTATTTAAGTTTCTGTATCTCTCTATGGTTATATAATACCATACGTAATTACATTTGTCAATCACTTTTTCTAAAGTTTTTCTTTTTTCTTTTACGTATGTATGTTATAATGTAATTACAAGAGAGGAGGCTATACAATGCAATACTATAACGCAAAGGATAAAGATGCAATAATGCAAATAAGGTTACCTATATCATTAAGAGAGGATTTCAAGCGACTATGCCAGCAGCATAATATTGTAGCTAGTGCTGTAGTACGTCAATTAATTATTGATTGGATAGCAGCGCAGCAGGATACCACCATTACACACAAGCGCAGCAGCGATATATAATAGTAGCTGGTGACTGTATAATGGTGTAGTAATAGTTATAATGGTGACAATAGTATCTATAGTAATGTAGAGAGTAGTAACCAATGGTTACAGTAGGCGCAGTAGGCGCAGTAGATACCTAGGGCATATATACAGATACATTTTATGCCTAATTTTTACCTAAATTGTGCTATACGTTTGCTATAATGTACATATGTTCGCAATATCCCCTAAAAAACTAGGCAGTTATATATGCCTTGCTTGCTTATCTCAGGGCATAGACAAGGTAAATTTAACATAACATACGTTATCGGACGTAACTTGTACCCTTGGGAACGTCAATGCTGTGTACGCTATTCAAATGTAGTGTATACTATTCGACAGCAGACCCGAAGACCCCGGGGTACGGGGGAAAACCAAGCAATCTCTATATTAAATATACCCTTTCACAATTTTTGGCAATTTTTGAAGTCAGGAGGTATTAAAATGCCATCTAAAACAACTCGTAGAAGACCTAAAGGAGAGGGTTCTATAATAACTCTTCCTAGTGGTAAAGTACGTGTCAGGGTGGAATTAGACCCTGTGGATGGTAAAAGGCAATGGTTATCAGCCACAGCAGACACAAAAAAGGAAGCTGTGGAGAAGCTGAAGAAGCTTCAGAGAGACAAAGAGGATAGAGGTCTGCAAGTAAAAGCAGCGGAAGACACAATAAAGTATCAGGGTGAGGTGTACCTTAAGCACCTAGAAGCTCAGCGGATGTCAGGGTCGGTAATAATCACCACAAGACGTGTACTGAAGCTACTAGACAACACCGCTAATGGCTTAGCATTATCTAAGGTTACCACTCATACTATAGATACCATGCTCTTAGAATGGCAGCAAAAGAACTATGCAACTAATACCTATCTTAATTACATAGGTCGCTTACGGCTCTTTTTCAGATGGTGTGTGGAACAAGACCTCATTGGAAAGTCACCTGTGTCCTCAACGAAAAAGACACCAAAGAGTGACAAACCTAAGCATGAAGTTGTTGTCTTATCGCAAGAGGAGCATGAGCGAATCAAAGCTTTCCTCCTGCCACTATGGGAGCACAAGGAGAAGCCTATGCTGAAGTATCAGTTCTATGCTCTGTATTGTCTTGCCTACGAAACAGGCATGAGAGAAGGGGAGCTATTAGCTCTTACATGGGATTGTCTTGATGATGCTGCTAATACAATATCTGTAAAAAGAACCTTAGCTAAGGATAAGAACAACAAGACTATAGTTACATACCCTAAGACACAAGCCGGGTATCGCACAATCAAAATATCTGAGAAGACAACACAGCTTCTTATGTCTTTAAAACCCCTTAGCTTTGACAAGTCACCATATATCTTCTATAATAGGAAAAGAGATAGCTTCTATGTGGAGCGGTTGCTTATCCATGCATGGGATTTCACTAGGAAGGGCGCAGGTATCACTAGACCTTTCACGTTCCACGGAATAAGACATACCAATGCATCCAACATGATTTACAAGCATGTGCCTATCGCTCTTATAACGGAACGCTTAGGACACACCAGCATAGCGGTCACCTATGCTATCTATGGACACATCTTGCAGGAATGTTCGGAAAAACACGTTGCTGTGATAGAAGCTTAA